CAACAAACTCTGATGACAGAACTAGACCAAGACTTCAAGAGGTTGGAAGGTATTATTATAAAATTGATAGACCAACAAAAGTTGGTGCAAATGGAACAAAAGAAACTTAATGGAATATTTAAGGCACAGGTAGAAATAATAGCAAGACTATCAGGCAATGGATTGAAAGATAAGTTCTTAAGAATGATGGAAAAAGGAGGAATGCAAGATGATTGATACAACTATAAGTATAGGTAATATCTTTACTATAGTGACAGTAGCAGGTACTTTATTTTTTACTACAGGAACTTATTCAAGTAAAATAGATACACTTGAAACTCAATCTGAAAAAACTGTTGTAAGAGTTAAAAACAATGAAAAAGAAATTACTGATTTAAAAGTAAGTGTTGCTAAAATAGAAACACAACTTGATACTAGATTTGATAGACTAGAAGAGTTGTTAATGGAGTTAGAATAATGGGATTACTTGATAAATGGATTAAAGGTGAAAAACCTGATTATGGTTTATTAGAAGAAATGATAAATAAACAACCAAAAGCAGGTAGATATGAATATAGCGGACCTTCTTTTGAACAGATGTTTAACGATAGAAATATAC